TGTGATCCCCATGTGTACACGCCTCGCTGTAACACGTCAGAGTCTGAGTCTCCACATACTCCAAATCTGGTTAACATCTTCCACATGCAAACAGCTTGCGGATAGACCTCTAAGTATTTATCAGATTCAATCTTTGGTACTCTCTTTATCTGTTCGGCGCTTTCTCCACCTGTGTACTCTAGTAAGTCTCCCTGATAACCAGCCCAGACATACAACTTTCCCTTTGTGCCAAGTAAGGCGTTTATACCACCCTCTGGTACATCAAGGTAAAAATTGTAAGTTGTTGCTATACCGTCCCAGAAGTATATGCGTCCTGCATCTTGTGCTGAAATATCCTCCCCTCGTACCGTACCTATCGCAAGGTACTCTCTAAAGTATCCAAAGCATCGCACACGATATCCTGCAGGTAAAGTTATATAGTTTGGATCATACAAAGTTGCCTCATACGTTCCTACATATCGCTCATTGCCAAATACCAAAAACTGCAACATCTTTGCTACTGGATGCCACTGTGTATCTGTTACTAAGAATTGATAGTATGTTCTAAATGAGACCGTCTCAAGATCGTTTAAGTTGGTAGATGTAACTGTGCCATCTGCGACAGTTGATGTTACATGAAAGTGATAATTAACGTTTAATAACGGTCTCCAAGGTGTTACAAATATAAACTCAAAATATCCCACACCAAGATCACCATTTGCTACGGTCTTACTTGCTACAGTATTATTGTATTGATCGTGAACGGTTATTGTCCAGTCTCCTGTGCCTATATCTGCAATTAGAACTGACACGCTCTTTTGTGGATCTTTAGCAGGCACAAATGTTTTTCTCGCTGTTGCCGTTTCAGCTATAGTAAGAGGTGTTGTATATGTATTTCCTGTAGTCGTCGCTGTTTGATCTATGTCTAATCTGCTTGATGGTGATGGGAATGGTACGTCAGTTGGAAATGTTGGAGTACCTGATCCTGAAAGTGTATTTGCATAGCTTGATGCGTCTGCATAATCTCCATTGAATTTAAAATATCCTTGTAAATATGGAAGGGTTGTAAGAGTTTGCGATGTTAAGCCCAAGAGGTATTCACTTGCAGTTTTAACGGTAGACCAGACCTTTACTTCATCTATTAATCCATCGTAGAAGTTTACCGCCGTCCCTGTGCCGTCTTTTTCTGTACCTATAAAGAACTCGCTAGTATTATCATCTATTGCAGTCATAGCGCCCACTGATGTACCAAGTGGTACTCCGTTATAGAAGAACTCAGCAGTTGACGTAGAGGCATTCCATGATACTGCTACCTGTTGCCATATATCAACCACAATATTCATTGGCATATCGTATCGTTCTGTATCTGTTCCGTCATCTGATACATGCAACGATAGTTTATTGCCATCTGTTGAACCTAGGTTGTCGTCTTGTGAGCCATCTATAGTAGGTGTTGTTGTGCCAGTGTATGAGGTGTAGTAGTCTATATGTATACGTCCTGTGCCTCCTGCTCCACCTGCGATACCTGATGCTCCTGCTGCACCTCCTGATGATAATACCCTCGTTGTATTTAAAGTTGCTGTTTGAACTTTAAGTAATATAGAACCTCCAGCCCCTGCTCCTCCACCTCCTTGATCTAATTGACTTGAAGTTCCAGCAATTCCGTTTGAAAGTATATTACCCGAAGTCGAATTGACAATTAAATCAATACTAGCAATAAAAACTGCTCCCCCTCCTGGCTGTCCAAATCCGTTTGAAGTAGTAGGAATTGCGTCTCCCATTCCTCCCCCTCCACCACCTCCTCCAAAAGATAAGGTTGCTAAATCTGCCGAACCATGTGTATTTCCTCCATATCCAAAATTTTGATATTCAATATAATATGATCCGTTAGATCCCATTGTCCCATTTCCTCCTCCGCCACCTCCCTGACCTTCTGTAGAAGATCCAAAATTACGTCTAGCGGCTCCTCCGCCTCCGTTTCCATTTGGTTGTAGATTTGCACTATATGTATTGGTTCCTACCCCCAAATACCCCTCACCTTGTTGACCTGTGGTATTGGTTCCATAGTAATATCCCCTGTTACCACCTCTAAAACCTTTTCCACTAGCTGTTATCGTACCTGTTATAGTTACCGTACCCGATGCTAAAAACGCCAGAATACCACCTACAGTACCATCCCACGCTTTAGCAGTCCACGTTATACCTGTATTGACTGTGACATCTGTGTATTGTTTTAAAACAAGCACTTGTGCGCCTGTTGTGTATGATATGTTTAACGGCTCTACTGTTGTTATTGTTCCTGCTGTATATGACTGAATGGTATTTTTCATCCAGACACCTGCATTTGTTCCTTGTGTTTGATGTATAAGTATGACTTGATTTGCTGCAAATAATGCGTTTGTTGCCGAAAGTGTTTGTGTGGCTATTGTTCCTGTACATGCGCTATCAATTGGAGCATCTGTTGTATTTGTTGATATAGTTAGCGCCCCATCTGACCCATCTCCAAAGTAATTTGATACAGTTCCTATCTCAAGCTTGTATGATCTTAAATTCCCGTCTTCATTCCATTTTGATATTAAAGCTTGTGTATCTGATCCTGATGGCAATGTAGTTGGCTTGATCTGAGCTTCGAGGGATAAGTCGCCCTCGACTGACAACGAGACTGTATCTGCTCTATATGCGTATTGAGAAGATGCGGCAGCAAGCAGCATAGCGTTAGTATTTAATGGTGTACCCCCTTGTGCTCCTAGGAAGTCATCTGAAAACTGTGGATTTGACGATGTCACTGGCCCATATCTACCTATTGTCGTGTCTGTTGTGTAATACACAAAGTCGTCCTCTCCAAAGTATGACATACCATTTCCATGTGAATCTGACACCTGTCGTAGTTTAGAGTACGCCCCTGCTGTATTTCGTTTGTATAGTTTCCCAGTATCTCCGTACAGGTAGACCTCTCCATCTACTACCTCGCCCCACTTTGGTAAATCTTCTATTACAGTTCCTGAGCCCTTGACCGTACGAGGATTAAGAGTAATTGATCTCGGATCTGATCTATGGTCAATTGATCGTCCGTGGGAGTAGGAGTCTGGCGCTCCCTCTTTGAGGAAGTCTGAGATTCCTGAGACCCATCTCTGTATGCCTTTAATTGGTTTTGCCATATTAACTTATTGTGGTCGCCCATACTTTAAATTGTGGTGGAAACGTTTTTGGTTGACTTGTGACAAGAGCAGACTCATCTCTGTCTTGGTACGTATTTACTAGACCAATAAGTCCACCCTTGATATTGTCGTCCCCTAATTTTCTTGTGTTATTGTTCATGTCCCCAGTCCAAAATTTGTTATTCCATGCAGTAGCTTTTTCATCGTCAGCTCTTATACCACCGTAATAGTCAGCTGTAGCCCCATCTGCAAGCATCTTATGACCTTCCTCTGGTATTTCTGGTGTCTGTCCTATTCTATATGTGACGGCTGATGTCGTTGTGGTTCCTTGCCATGAGTTCTCAAGCTCAAGATGTGTTGCGTCAGTTACCGATGAAATACGATACCACCAGCCGTAGTCTGCACTGTCTGTATCTGTTACCTCAAGCCATCTTCCGACCATGGCATCTGTAAACGTGGTGGCGGTTCCTGTTACTGTGGCGTCTCCTAATGTAAAAGATACAGTTCCGTCTGTGTAGTCATCTACTAAAAGGCTCCTATCTCTTAAATAATGATAGAAGGTTATTGTATAAACTCCCTGCGGTATAGGCCATATGCCAAAGTCGTTCCTTCTTGGAAATATAAATTGCGGTATTGCTGATGGCTGTATCTGTATAGCGTTCATTACATCCCAAGTGTGCTGTGCGTTCATTACAGATAAAGGAAATTGCACAGACCCGACAGTTACTACTACATCATCAATCTTGCTGACTCCCAGTGGATAATGGTAATACTGTTGACCCGCAACTGTTGATGCAGTTTTTGGCACTTGTGTCTGGAAGTTCTTTAGATGACCAAATATCATCTGATACCTTTGCGAAAGGTTCTGTTTAAAATCGGCAATGATAGTTGTATCTGTAGAGCCCTCTTTACCTATATTACGTAAAAATGTATTTTTTAGATCTGTAAAGGTCATTCTCATAATTTTATATAAAAAAAGCACGCTCCCATTTATGGGCTACGTGCTATATAAATAAGCTATAGTTTAATTATAACATTTTATACTAG